TTCTGTGGATATGCAGCGCTGGATCCAAGTTACAGTCTGTCTAAATAATAAGACATGTGATGTCTATCTTGATGGTAAGTTGGCTCGCAGTTGTATTCTCCCTAGTTTCTACCGTGTTGATAAAAGTAATTTTGGATTGACAATGGTACCTTATGGTGGATTTGGTGGCTTTGTCAGCAATTCTAGTGCCTACAATTATGCTCTCAATCCCGAGCAAGTATGGCGTCTATACATGGCGGGTCCTGGACCTCAGTATAGTCTATGGGACTATATAACGTCACTCTTTAATCCAAAGGCGGTTGGTGCTATGGATTTCCCGAAGCAGAATATCCTACCCTAAGTACATTTCTACTACTGGAATCAATGCCATCATAAAAGAATCTAGTCTATACTTTTATGGTGTCAGGTAGAGAGAGTCCATGAACTCCGTAAATGCAATGAATAGCACTGGACCCGCCTCCTATGTACTTGGTACAGGAGTTGTTCCACAAATTCTGCTGGCGCTAGCACTTGCGACCATTCTCTATATTATTCTAATGTCACTGGAACTTGTCTATAAGAGTTTCAGACAGGTATCTGGAACACGTGTTAACTTGATGCCCTTTACAGTCAGTGCTGCAGATAAACCCCGTGAGTTTGAGCAGGACCCGAGCGCTCGCAACGCTAAACTATTGCCTCTCTCCGATAATGAACGTACAGGAGCAGAATTTACTTACAGTTTTTATTTATGGGTAAATCCTAGTAGTTTCAGACAAGAAGATGGCTTATTGCATATCCTTCATAAAGGCCATCCTAAGCCCTTCCCTTTGTTGGGCCCTGGTGTCTTCCTAAAGAGCAATACAAATACTCTCCGAGTCTATATGAATAGTTCCAAGACCTGGAATAATTTTGTGGATGTGGAGAATCTCCCTGTAAAGAAGTGGGTCCACGTTGCTGTTGTTGCGCGTAGTAACGCTATAGAGGTGTACATTAATGGCAATTTAGCAAAGAAGTTAAATATGGATGGCGCCGTCTTGTACCAGAACTTTGGTAATCTATATGTCTTTAGCCAGCGCCCTTGTATACTCTCAACAACTATCCGATCTCTAAATTCAGAATCTCCCGTACAAATCTTTGGTACTTACAATGGAAATCTAAGCAATCTTGTGTATTATAGTTATGCAGTAAGTTACACGGAACTCCAAAGCCTGGTTGCAGAGGGACCTAGCAAGCGCACAGAATCTCAGTCAGAGGAGGCCCCGCCATACTTGGAAGATGCGTGGTGGACACAGAGTTATTCTCGATAGACGCAGTTAAAAATCAAATCTCGTTTCCCATTGATGGATCCTCCAGCAGTGGTAAAAGAGACTTAGAGGAAGTCTCAAACTCCCAACAGGAGAGGCACCAATGCCCGGTGGTGGTTTATTAGCACTTGTAAGTTATGGCGCCCAAAATGTTGTACTAAATGGAAATCCTGAATTTACCTACTTCTATAAAGTCTTCAAACGCTACAGCCATTTTGCAACAGAGTCTGCAACACTGCCACTTGAAGGCCCTAATGAACTTTTTTTTGATCAGCCGATTCGTTTGCGAGCCAAAATTCAGCGCATTGCTGATTTAATGACGGATTTAACCTTTACCTTTACAATTCCTGATATTTACAGTAAATATTTGCCTCCGAATCCTTTTCAGCAATCTCAGTATGAATTTCACTGGAATAACTACCTGGGAGCCCATATTCTTCAGAATGTAGCCTTTTTTGTTGGTGGCTCTAAAGTACAAGAGTTTGATAGCAATTATATTATTGCCAAGGCCCATGCGGATATGGATACAGATACATTTCAAAAGTGGCGATATCAAGTTGGCGAAGTTCCTGAATTGGTCGACCCCAGCAAGGGTATCTACGCAGGTGGAGAGTTGAATAAAGGATATCCTACAGTCTGTCGTGATACAACTACAAATCAGCAGGTGAATCGACCAAGTATTCCTGGACAAATTATCTATGTTCCTTTACCACTTTGGTTTTCAGAATCGGCAACCAAGGCCCTTCCTCTTGTAGCACTTCAATATCACGAATGTGAAATACAACTTACTTTGCGACCAATAGAGGAACTTTATAGTGTATTGGATCCAAGTGGATTCCGTGTGCGACCTGGATTCCGTGTTCAGGGACCTTGTGTCGAAACAGCGATTGGACAACCAACCTATGTTCCATGCACAGACTTGTCAGGAAACATTTATGGTGAATTCCGTCAGTTTGCTGTGGATGTTGGCTACACACCTCCCGCGCTCAATCAATGGTTCTTTAATCCACAATTGACTGCCACCTATGTGTATTTGACTGACGATGAGCGTAAGATTTTTGCGACAACACCTTTGAATTATGTTGTCAATCAAGTGACGCAATTCTATTTTCCTAACTTGTACACAAGAACTCTCTATGATTTAGAAGTCACCAATCCTATTACACGTCTCCTGCTTGTTCCACGTCGCACGGATAGTTATCAGTACCGAAATCAAACCGCCAACTATACCAATTGGGTCAATCCAACCAAACGACCTTGGTTGCCGACTCCTGGAGCAACGATTGCTCAAAACTTGACCATTTCTACTGGACCCCTCATTCCAGCCTCCCAGCCACAAATCATTCAAAGCCTACGTATTTTGCTGGATGGTAATGAATTACAAGAGGAAAAACCTGTGGAGTACTATACCAAGGTTTTGCCATTCAGAACACAACTTGGAGCCAGTCTTCCTGAAAGTCAGTATTTGCCTCTTATCAATTTGAGTCTTACTAGTCCGCAGGATCAGCCTAGTGGCTCTGTGAATGCCAGTCGCATTCGTCTCTTTCAATTGGATGTGAATCCTTGGCCACTTCCTATCAATCCATTGTATATGTATGAACTGCAGGTCTATGCTGAAAATATCAACTTCTTCGTGGTCGAGTCTGGCTACGGCGGTGTAAAGTATAATTTATAAAGTAGAAAGTAATTTCATATCCTCTTTCGATGGTTCTCCGTCTGCACGGATTCGTACGAAATAAATTGGGAGATGTCGAAATTGAATGCCATCTTTTACCATAATGTCTGCCAAGAAAGTTTCTGCATGAAGTTGTTTTGTTTTACTGTATTCTAATGCTGAATCAAAACGATTTCCATACCGTTCTGCTATTTTAGGGCTGCAAATAGCAAAACGATCATTACATCCTTTTATCAAATGAAAATTTGGGCAACCGATTTCATTTGTTTGAAGTTCAGTAAACCATGACACGTCTAATGATGTAGAAAACTTTACATCAGGTCTTAAATACAAAATCCAATCATAAATCTCATTGGATGAACTCCATAATTTAGTAACAAGTTTTAGGCTCCAAAGTGCTCGTAAATGATTATCTAATGAATGCCAAGGAGCTAGACTTTGACTTTTTTCTTTCTCCCATGGATTTCCTTTTGATCTATAATTTTTGAAATTAATAATTCTATCAATATTCTCTTGATCTTGCACTAAACCCTGCTTAGGATTAAGATATTTCCAATTTGTATTTTTAACTTGAAGATTAAATTCACCTGAACGAGGATTTGTGTATGGTTTATTAATGGTATAAGTATGAACGTATGTATCAAATTTAATATTTGCATCTTGTAATACTTTAAAAATATGCGTTTCAAGACTTTGTATAGTTAAGTGTGTTGAGCGACAAAGGCCCCAAAAACATAAGGCGATCCGCATTACTTACCACTTGGTATTACGTGTGAAAAAAAATAAGCGTAAAATATTTTGTATGTTTATCTCTATGTACAGAAAGATATTCAGGATATTGTGTAGCCAGTATTTCAAATTCATTTTCCATTTGTTTTGAATATTTTTCGGGAAGCCATTTTACAGAAATAGAATTCAGTCGTAAAATACCACCGTATGTTTTTGAAAACTGATAAACAGACTGAAATTCAGGAATTGTGTTTATCATCACTGATGATTTCATGCTTTCTACCCCTGGATTATAAATACCCCACATGGCTCCTGAAATTTGTTTTACACCCTTCATTACCGAATCTTTTAATCCAAAAGCGTTTAATCTAGGATGAACCCCCCATAAGCCAACCTTTTCATGAGTACACATTTGAAATATTGACTGAAATAAAGAAACTAAACTTTTTAGCGTATCTGTACCGGTTAGTATTTTTTCTATACTATCACGACATAGTACAAGAGGTGTTCCAACTTTATAAAAACTGTAAATACAATGCAGCATACCACATATTCCTACATCTGAACTGGCTACAATTCGGCCATAGGTACCCTTAGAAAGTTGTTGCTGAAAATCATATTGCTCTTCTTTTCCCTGAACAAAGACTGTAATCTTAGATGAAGGTATGCCACAATTCTTTAACACACGAAGTGTGCTGTGTTTTACAACGCTTGGAGTGGAAGTTGCAAGAATACAGACTTCCCAAGGATACTGAATTCGTTTGCGAGTGTGGTGGTGGGGAAGACTTTTCGATGTCATTCATTTCTATCTATCACTAGGCAGTATTTGTTAAAGCGTGTTTTATCGTCTGTAGAATGTATGAGTACCTTCTAGG